GGTGTTCACGTGCACCGGGATGCCGACCACGCCGGCCCGCCAGCAGAACGTGATGTCCTCGCCGACCGGGCGGTTGTCGTGCGCGGTCTCCTGGAACCAGGGGAACGCCGCGTTGAAACCGACCTGCCCGGTGCCGGGCACCTTGAAGTCGCGGATCCGCTCGAACACCGTGCGGTGGATCAGGATGCAGCCTGTGCCGGTCGCGGCCACCTGGAACATCGCATCCGGCGCCCACTCGTGGAACCGGACCACCTGCGGGTTGTCCTGCTCGCCCATCAGCCCGTACAGCGTCGGATAGATCCGGCCCTTGTCGATGGAGAAGCACAGCCCGCCGACGATCGGCGCGGTCACCGGGTCGGCGAACTCGAGCAGCCGCTCCACCGTGTCCGGCAGGAACACCATGTCGGTGTCGACGAACCACAGCCAGTCCGCCTCGGAGCCGTCGAGGAACTTGCGGACCACGTCGTTACGCGGGCCGGAAAGGTTCGCCGACGCCTGGTGCGCCAGCCGGCCGCCGCCGTTGACGATCCGGCGGTGGAACGCCATGTCGTAGACCAGCAGATCCAGCAGCGACTCGTGGAAGGCGGCGTTGATGTTGCCGGGATGGCAGTACGCCACCACAATCTTTTCGTTGGTGCGGTCTTTCGGCACAGAGTCTCCCAAGGTAGGCGGAAGCCCCGGAGCCTTGGGTCCCCGGGGCTTCCAGTCAGAGGCGGTTAGCTGGCCTTGGCGGTGAAGGCCGCCGTGGTGTTCAGCTGCAGCAGCCGGAACGCGTCAGGGTCGACGACATCGCTGCCGACTCGCCAGAATGCGAACCATCCAGCTTGACCCGTAGGCCTGTTCGAGCCGGTCGACTTGACCATCGGCTCGTACAGAACGGACATACCCACACGATCCACGATATAGAACTCGCTGAAGTTGCCGGCGAGCAGGATGTTCGCGGACGTGGTGACCGCGCCGGTCATGGTCGACGCCTCGTAGATGGGCTGGCCGAGAAGCTGGTTCGGCACACCCATCCCCAGGTTCGCCCAGAACGCCGACCCGCCTGCGGTGTCGAACTGCCGCGTCAGCGAGAAGACCCTCTTGTTGGCGATCCACGACGCCTGCGCGGCGTCGCGGGGGCGGAGCGCATCGGAGACCCGATACACCTCTCCCACGCCGTACACGCCGGCGGTCGTGCTGGTGACGATCGACGCGGTCACTGCGGCAACACCGGTGACGACGCCGTATGGACGGCCGGCAGTGTTGCCGGTGGCGAACGCCGCGCCCTCCAAGCGGGCCTTCGCGTCGGCGAGCAGCCGGCCGAGCTCGTTGGCGAACCCGGAGTCGGCGAGCACCTCGTACGAGCCGAACACCCACGCCGCGGCCTTCTGCGGCGTGATCGTCGGCTGGCCGAACGTAGGCGACTTGTCCGCGGCCTCGGCACCCTCAGCCAACCACTCGGCGGTCACCCCGGCGCTGGTGACGCCGTTCCAGTTGTCCGTCGTGATGGTCTTGATGGTGCTGATCTGCCGCAGCGGGTCCTGGATGCCGGCGTTCGTCAGAATGATCGTCGGGTCCAGGGTGAACGGCACCATGTAGCCGCCGTTGTCGTTCGTCAGCGACATCGCAGCACGCATCGCATCGCCGACCAGGGTGCCCCGGGACTTCACGTAGTCGCGGAACTCGTCGTGATACTCCGGCGAGCCGGTCAGCAGCATGTGGCGGGCGATCGAAGAGGCGTGCTTGTTGTCCAACTCCACCAGCTCGTGCATCCGCTCCTTGGCAGCGTCGTCGACATGCCGGGGGGCGCTGTCGATGGCCACCTGGGCGCGGCTGATGGTGTCGTTGGCGTTGAGCAGCACGTCGCCGAACAGCGACCGGAACAGTTGCTCCTGGTTGTCGTACGGGTCGATGGTGCGCTTGATCTCAGGACCACGACGAGCGGCTGCGGCCGGGCCGTCGCCATTCTCGGTGTTATCGGAGCGCTGCAGAGCGGTCCGGAACACCTCGTCGACCTGCTTCTCGCGTTCGAGCGCCTTGTCGTAGGCGGTCTTCTTCTCGTCCCACTCGGTGAGCAGGTTCTCCGAACGGGTCAGGTCCTCGTCGGTGGGCTCCTCGAGTTCCTCGATCACCTTGATCTCGGCGCGGAGGGCTTCCATCTCCTCGGTGAGGACCTCGCTGCGCTTACGCGCCATGGGTCTACTCCTTCACAGGTTTCGCTCACGAATCGCCCGCTTGATGGCGATGTGGCGCTGGTGAAGCCGACCGGAGTGCCCATCGGGCGAGTCCTCGGCGCCGGGTCCCGTGGTGGGAGTGGCGGTGTCATCGTCCGGGTCCGGTGGAGTGGACGACGATGCGTGTGTGATGAACTGCCGCGCCTCGTCCAGCGCAGCAACCAACTGTTCAGCCGAGCGCATGGCAAGAATGCCGGCGCCGGCGTAAGCGGGGCTCGGCGTGGGGCCGAACTCCCGCAGACCCAGCTCCAGGTGCCGCCACATCGGCAGTTGTCCGCCGCTTCGGCGTACCCTGGGCGGGCGCTTCGGGTTGGATCGGATGATGGGGCCTCGGAACGAGTAACCGCGAATATCATCGTTGCGGATCGCTTCCAACACCGCGTCGGCCAGATCCGACCGATTGTACCGGGTGACCGTGCGCAGTCCGCGACGGTCCGGCTTGACCTCCAACGCCCGCCCGATCGGCACACTGCCAAGATCAGACGGCGTGCCGTGGATAGTCATGCCATGGTGATAGAACACCTGGACACGCTCGATGCCGTGCGAGAGGGTGCGGTTGAACGCGGTACGTTCGATCTCCTCCATGTAGTGGCCGTGCTGATCCATGATCTCGGCCGGGGTGTTGAAGATCGCCGCATAAGCTTCCACCGTGCGGCCGTCGCCGCCGGAGCGGATGATGCAATCCTCCAGCGTCCACGACCGGTCGAACATCGGCCGGGACCGGTCGGCGTCGGGCTCGTTGGCGTACAAGGCGGCCATGTGCTTGTCCGCGTCATCCCGGCTCATGTGACAGGCCACCACCTTTCCGTCGTCGTCCTCGACCACCGCGAACGGTTCGGACGCGGGGCACTCAGAGTGTTCGGATTCGATATGCCAGGGCATCGCTAACCTCCCGACGACCCGTTGCTACTGCCGATCGGGAGCGCCAACTGCTCGCCGACAGGTTCCGGGGCCGCGTTCGTACCGGCCGGCTGCAACTGCACGGAGAACAGACCCGAATGCTTGCCGCGTAGACGCGACGCCTCGCCGGAATCGACGTACTCGACAACCGCGTCGGGCTGATAGCCGGCGTCGAGCAGCGTCCGCATCGTCTGCGCGTCCGACGCCCGGATCTCCGCAGCGTCCTTCTCGTCCTCGCGCAGGAACTCCACGTCGCGGTCGTCGTACCACAGCCGGGCCGCGGCCTGCGGCGGCGGGACCAGCATCTCCAGCGACCCGGACGCGTTGCGCCACAGCGGGCGCATCGTGATCTGTGCGGTGGCCCGCTTGGCCGCACCGAAGTTGCCGGCGTTCAGCGACGAGCCCTGCATCCCCTCGGACAGGCCCACCACCGCCGGGTGCACCCCGGCCGCATTCGCGATCCGCGTCTCACCGGCACCCTGGGTGACCTTGAAGTCCAACTGCTTCATATCCGCGCCAATCACGGTCACATCGGCGCCACCGGCGGTGTAAAGCGTCTGGTAGGCGTGTTCGATGCCCACATGCTGCTCGTTCATCATGCCGATGAACTCGCGGAACTGCTCCGGGGTCATCATCTGCGGCAGCGAGACTGCCAGATTCGGTGTCGCGGCGTTCTCGAAGAACTTCAGCTTGTGCCTCGTCGCAGCCGTGTCCGCCTGGATCTCACGCACGATCGGGGTCAACCACGACATGCCCCGGTAATTCGCCAACGGGTCCGGGCTCGGCGCGAAATGCGCCACCTCGCGGGCCAGGAACGGCTCCGGATCACTCCCGGCTGCGGTCCGCATGTCGCCCTGACCGCTCTTGCCGCCCTCGTAGTACACATACCCGATCCGCCGCATACCGACCCGGCCGCCATTCGGGCCGAGCCGCGGCTCCAGAATGATGTCCGTCCAGTCCGGGCGCAACCGCACAACCTCGTCGTCGATCACGGTGCCGAACCAGTTGCCGGCCAGGTCCGCGTCCAGGATCATCTGCGCCAGCAGGTCACCGGTCGTGCCGCCGGGAAACGGGCGCTCCAGCAGCGACAGCGACTCGTCCCCGAACAACTCGCCCGGTCGGCCCTTACGCAGCGACTGGAACTGGAAACGCGCCTCGCTAAACACCTTCGTGCGGACCATCTGGCACGCGTAGACCACGCCGCTGGACCGGTAGGCGTGCTGCACGTATTCCAGGAACGTCTCGCCGATCGGCTCTGCCGGCAGATTCTTGTACGTCGTGCGGTAGCCCAGCGGGTCCTGCAGACCGCCGAACTGCATCACCATCTGCAGGTACTCGCTCAACGCATAGCGTTCGATTTCCGGCTCGGCCGGGCTAAGAAGCGCGTCGAGCAGCTTCACGTCGCGCCTCCAGGTATCGAATCACGTAAGCGGCCAGCACAGCTTCGACGCCCGCGGTCAGCAGGCCCAGCGGTAGGGACACCAGGAACGCAGCGGTGGCGATAGCGGTGACGCCCAGGACGGCCAACAGGACAGCGAGCACGCTCACCCCCAGGCCACCATTCCGGCCAGGTCAATCTCGGGCTGAGCGTGAGCAAGGAATGCATGGCGAGCCCACGCCAACGACCGCAGCGGCGCGATGTCCACCGGGGACAGCTTCAACGACCACACCCAGGCGTCACCGGCGGGCTTAGTGACCGCTCTCTCGACAGCAAGATTCAGATGACGCTGATCGAGATGGCGGAACCGATCATTGTCGCAGTCGTCGTACAGTCCGCCACACGCCTGCGCCCTCTCCCGGCCACCGATCAACATCAAGCCCTGCTCACCATGACAGCCGCACTTGGTGATCAGCCCGCGTTCCTCCAGCGGCTTGATCAGCGAGCCGGCCGGCGAATCAGGATCGAGCGCGAATGCGCACGGCCGCCATTTCTCGACCAACTCGAAGATCCGATCAACCGTCCAGTATGTACCCGGCCGGTAGTCGATCACCACGCCGTGCATCCGACCATCCTCGCGGCGCCCGGACGCCGAGATGGCCGTCCACGACCGGTCAGCGGCCATGTCCACAGCGAACGCCACGGGGTCGAGAGCCTGTGAAGCGACGTCCCTCAAGTTCAGCCAGTTCGGGAGGTTGACGAGTTCCGCTTCCTCGTCCCAGATCCCCAAGCCCTCACGCAAGAACGAATCAGGGCCAAGCTTCTTGCGCATCCGCAGAATCGCTTCACGCGGCGTGTCATCTGGAAACGACGGGTTTGCCTTCGCTACCTGCTCCCAATCGGCCTTGCCGAGTGGCGCAGGTGAGGGAGTCGGCACGAAACCCGGATCAGCACCGAATTCGATCCACGCCGTGTCGTCGTCCTCACCCGACAGCGCCTCGGTACGCATCCGGGTGAACACTTCACCGGGGTCGGTTGGCCGCGGCGGCGTGCCCATGAACAACACCAAGGCACCGGTCGACTCCCGCGACTGGTTCGTCGCCGGGATCATGTCGTCCAGCGCGCCCTCGGTCAGGCGCTGCGCCTCGTCGAACACCTCAATGTCGACTTCGTCGAAGCCAAGTCCGAATCCGCGCTCACGGGCACCGAACAAGATCCGCGAGCCGTTGCGGAACAGAACCGCCTCTTCGCCCGAGCCCAGGACAATCTTCAGAATGAACGGCTTGATCTTCTTCCGCTTTGCGAAAGCCTGCATCTTGCCAAAAGTCTCCTCGGCAGTGCGCAACCGGTGAGCCGTCCATAGCACCGTCAGATTCGGACGCAAGATGCACAACGCGAAGATGATCGCGCCGACCAGGAACGTCTTACCGACCTGGCGCGGGATCGACATCCCCGTGCCGCCGATGGTCGCGGCATACTTGCCATCTGCCCGCTTGGCCAGAATCAGCCGACCGGCGCCGTACTGCCACGGACGGAACGCAATACCGAGATCGCGACACTTGTCCCGCACCGCCGGCCAGCCCGTCGAGACGACATCCTTCGGGGCGACGACGTGGCGGGCAAGCTCAGATAGCCGAGGCGTCGTAGTCCTCGTCGGCGGAGACGCCATCCTCGCGCGCCTCCTCCTCCCGCCGCTGATCGAGCAGGCGGATCTCCTTGTCGATGTCACGCAGTTGGCGAGTCAAGGGAGCCAGTGTGTGCGGTGGCACACCGTTGTCGATCTCAGCAGCGATCTTCGTCCGCATCGTCACCAGAAGCGCACGCT